TGTAATTTTAAGAATGTTAAATTTAACGTCAATGAGAAATTGCAATTTAGTTGCAATTTTCCCCCTAAGAATTGCAATTTTATTGCAATTAATTGCAATTCCAAAAATCGAAAAACCCCGCATATCCGTTTTTGACCCCATTTTAATGCAAGTTGCAATTCAGTATTTAAAAGTTGCAACAGTTGCAATTGTGAATGTTTACACGAATGTATATAGATTATTGTAGTATATTACGAAAGTGGCAAACAGCTACTGGGACATATGGATGTCTGTAACCCCCCATTTTAGCACCATAATCTGGCATACCAAGGAAATGTATGTCTTACACTATAAGTATTACAATACTTACACCTTCCTGCAAGCAAACAGCAAAGTCCGAAAAACGAATGTTATCGTTTTATTTTTTTTCAAAAACCCAAAATTAAACAGTTTTCAACATTGTTCAAAAGTTGCAATTCTAAAATTGGAGTTGCAATTCCAGTTGCAACTGTTGCAATAAAATTGCAACTCGATTGCAATTAATTGCAATAAAATTGCAACTCGATTGCAATAGCTATAAAATATAGTTATTATAAAAATATGTGTGTTAAGGAATGGAGTGAAAACAATGGTGGAGAAAAAACTCAAAGATTCGGATGAAAGATTTGGTCTTGAATTCGAAGTTAAGAAAAATACCAAGCATGCAAATAGGATAGGATTCAGCAATACTCTATTTAAAGTTGGTGAAAAAGTCTATGTTATTTCAGAAGAGCAGCACTTTGACATAATCAAAGATATGGATCAAGTTGATGAATACAAGTCCAGGATAAAAGAACTTGAAAAGATAATAGTTGACAATAAGTCTGATAATAACGTTGATGATTTGAAAAAAGAACTTCAGGAAAAAGATGATATGATAAATACCCTGAAGGAGAGAGTCGATTCACTTGGACAAGAACTTGAATCAAATAAGAGTCAACCTAAGATTCATGATAAGGATGAAATAGATAAACTGAAAGAAGAATTGGAATCAGAACGTAGTCAGCATGAATACTGGAAGAGTTCCTTTGAAAATATAATGGATAATTCTGATGAACTTTCAGCCAGAAATGAAGAATTGATTAAAGAAAATGAAAGGTTGAAAAATACCAATGATGAGATAAACCAAACCAATAAATTGTTAAATGAAAATCTCATAGCTTCAAATGCTAATTTTAAAGAAACAACCCAAGAACTCCAGTCCAATCACGAAGCCACTGAGAAAGAATTAAAAGAAACTATTACAAAACAACAAACACATATAGATGAATTAAGTAAAAAAGTAGAATCTCTCATTGGTCTTAAGGAGTACATTCCACCAACAGAACATTACGCTGCACTTGAAGAACTGAAAGATAAAATAAACGTTGCTGAAACTGAATTAAGCAAGGCAATGGCTGAAGTTGATATGAAACTTAAGACTCAGAAATCTGAAATGGATGTTAAGCATACTGAAGAAAAAGCACAAATGTTAGTTGTTTATAACCAGCAGCTTAATCATTATAAATTGAAATATAATGGACTAGCTAAAGACTATAACCATTTACTTGGAGATGCAAGTTCATTATCAAGAATTAACATATTACTATCTGGAAGACATAAAGCAATTGTTAAAGATAAAGAACCTGTTGAACTTGAAGAGATAGAGGTGGAAGAACCTACAGAAACAATCGAATATGTTCCGAAGGATAATGTAACTTTAATATAATCCTTCAAATCCAACATTAACATTAACGTTAACTATTCTTTATCTTTAAGTGATTCTAGTATCTCATCCATTAATTTGGATGCGTCAATATTATTTTTTTCTCCAATCTCATATTCGATAATGGAGCCAACAATCTTATTTAATGATCTGTCCTGAATAGCTGAGACTATCCTTAATTTTTTGTGAGTATCTGGATCTACTTTAACATTAATTCTTTTTCGCGGATTTCCTTTATCCAATAGCTTATCGTTAATGTCATAAGCACTATTGTCAATATCCATCCGTTTTAACCAATCAAATCCATTATCATTGCCAAAGGATTCTTTAACATATTCAACAATATCAAATCCGTCCATTCTTTCTTCCAATATGGATGTTGCAATAGTTTCTAATGTAGTATCTTTTGCAGTAGCGATTATCTTCAATGTCTTATGTGTATTGGGAAATAGTTTGACAGTTATTTGTTTTTTAGGAAGCTCATTCATTCCGTTTAAATAATCTTCACGCACTTGCTTTATTTTGTTTTCACGTTCCACTTGCTTTTGAATCAATTCATCAAATTTATCTTTTGTCATGTTATGCACCTATGATTTAATATGCCTATACATTATGATGTAGTTACATTTATATTTAGTTACATATAATATATTATTAATTGTATATAAACATATCTCCGATACTAAAATCCATGTATCTTAAGGATATGCTAAATAGAAATACTATTTTCTTTAATAATTAAAAGAGGCGTAATTATGACAAATAAATATAAGAATAAGATAAATCCATTTGAAGATTTGCGTTCTGATGCTCAGAATTCAAATTGTGGAATATATAAAATTACAAATCTGAAAAATAATAAAGCATACATTGGCCAATCAACCGACATCAAATCCAGATGGAATAACCATAAAATTGAATTAAAAAACAATACTCATAGAAATTCTCATTTACAAAATGCGTTTAATAAATATGGTGAAGAAGCATTTGAATTTAGAATACTTGAGGAAACTTTCGAAGAAAACTTGGATGATGCTGAAGAATACTGGATTGATTATTTTGATTCAACAAATCCTAGAAAAGGTTATAATCTCAGAGAGGGTGCTAATTCATATAAACATAGACAAGAGATTCAGGAACAAGTGAATCTAGTTAGGCAATTAAGAAAAGAGGAAGCACATTATTTTAAAATGAGACATATCAACGATAATGGCGGAATTACTAAATTATATGAAATGGCAAAAGAAAATAGAACTTTAAAAGATGTAACATTAGAATTAGAAGTTTCTGATGAGTATATCAGAGAATATTTACGAGAACAAGGATTTTCTGGTTGGAGAGAATTAGTCAAACAAGCTAGAACTCCCAAAACTGATTATTCACTCATTGATGAAAAAGGAGGAGTTTTATTTATCCTTGACCAATTAATCAATGGAATCCCAATTAGAACCATAGCTAAAAATTTAAATGTTAAAACTAAATTCATAAATGATTATTTGGCATTTAAAGGATTTGATATTAAAGAAATAAACAAATACATTTCAAAATGGCGTATTGAATTGGTATTGGATAATTTTGGTGGATTGAATTATATTAAAAAGAATTTAGAACTTGGTTTGTCATTAACTGAAATTTCCGAAGAGTGTAAAATTCCTTCAGGAAAATTATCAAAGTATTTAAGGGAATATACTTAACCTAACGTATTGGATGTGGTTTTCAACAGTAACATTAACGATTGCAATTCCGTTACTGGAAAACTATATCTCTTACTAGAATGAATATTTGAAGTTCCCTATAAGATAATCTATATGGCCAATCAATAGCTTTCGATTTATTAATTCAACTTTAACTTTAACGGAAGGGTTTTTGAAATACAATTCTGAATTTAAACCGTGATATATATGAAAGGGTTTCAAAAAATAAGTTTTCAATTGGCAATGGCTACCGTTAAAGTAAACTAAAATTTATCAATGTCACGGTTATGGATCCACTCACGATGCTTGCCAATAGCTACTCTAACAATAACATCAATGAGATCAAGATCATCAATCTGTTTGAAATAATATTGTGCTGGTCCTTCCAACATTTGCCTGAGATCATAAAATGGTCTGGGCTTAACAGCGTCAGGATGCATAAGGCCGTACCGTTTCAATAGCTTAGTATTGTCTGTTTCGTATTTCTCTAACTTGGATTTCTGTACTTTAGTAGCTACTGTCTTTTCTTTCTTGTCAAATATCTTTGCAATCTGTGATGAATCAATTAGGATACTGGATTCAATTAACAGTAATGTTATTTCCTTTCCTCTAACTGTTATTGTTGTTGGATGTGAATTTTCAGTATCTAATATCAGTTTCATTGTATGTACTCCAATAATTTATTATTTATATTATATATGTAGCTATTAGTTAAAATATATATTTTTTTAAAAACAGAATAGCGGGGCAAGAGTCTAGAACCCCGCTATTAAGGATTTGGAGTAAAAAACTCTTAGCAGAAGATGCAAACGTGAAATGAAAAGCAATTGAAAATATTCCACATTAACACTAATGTTTTTTACATTGGGAGTTAAATATTCTTTATTCCCTACACGCTCCCAGACGAAAGGGCTAATTTCGGAGATTTAAATATGGAAGAGTTATGCTCTGAACTTGCCTGTAATAATTCTGTTTGGTGCATTCATTAAAACACCGACTGATGATAATATGAAGAGTTTTGTGTACATTGGCAGTTCATCACGAATGTCCTTGCGCATGAATTCGATTAACGGATAGAAGTCATACATCTCACCGTCCGGTCCTAAAGGAGCAACGGTTGTTCCAGTTGTTCTGGAATATAAGAGTTTCATTCCTGGGTTAATGTAGTCCATACCGATATAAGTTTTGTCACCCATCTCGGAACCGCCATCACAGACAGCAGTACCTAAGATATCAATATTGTCCACGCCATAATAGCTTTGAATTAACTCTACCGGTTCGACTTGACGATTGCTTGAGAATAAATCAGACTTTAATGTAGTGAGAGATTTGTAACTAACAGCCATTGAATTTAAGTTGGTAAAGCTTCCAGCTGATTCCTTGAATTTCTCTTGTGCTTTAAGGATGGTCATACCCGTATCGTCACCGGATTCAAAATCATATTTGGCAACCTTATTGGAATTCATTATCATATCAATAGCTGCCTTTTCAATACTACGGCCGATAAGAATACCAACGTCCTGCAGCATATCATTAACACTGATTAAATTAGAATCAAGCATTTGTGCTGATACGTTTAAGACACCACCGATAGTGTCAATGGATATGGTCTCGCTGATTGGTTTTCTTACGTTTAATTCCTGAAGGGTTGCACCTGGAGCAATGTCTTTGGCCTCGCCCAGTACACCGGATTGAATAGCTTCCTCGATATTAACTCTCTGTGACATATAGGTATAGTACTGTGAGTTTTCTTCTATCTCTTGCTTTGGAAGTAATCTGGTGAATTTCATCCATTTGGCTGAAGTGTCAGCTACAATCTGTGCCATCACTTCATTTTGTACTTTAGCATCATTTCCTTTAGTTAACATTTAACATCCTCCCGTTTTATGGTCTGCAAGTACCTTTCAAAGCAAGACCTGGTTTGTTTAATAATATTCCTACTTTTGACTGTATAAATAATTTGGTGTATTGAGGTAACTCATCGTAAATGTCTTTACGCATGATTTCAATGATAGGATAGAAGTCTGCTATGTTTTCATCACTAGTTATTGGTGCAGTAGTGGTACCGGATGATTTGGAGTATAATACTGTTAATGGAGCGTTTCTTAAATCGAATCCGATATATTCCTTATCACCTACTAGTGATCCGCCGTCAGCTTGGGTTGTTCCTAAAAGATCAATATTGTCGATGCCGTAGTATTCCTTAATGTCCTCAACAGGTTGCACTAACTTGTTGTTCATGTACGCTAACTGTTTGACATATGATAATGTCTTGTATGACTCGGCCATTATTGTTAGGTCAGCACCTGCACCAGCATTACCTTTGAATGCTTCCTGTGCCTTAATGACAAAGTTACCGAAAGCCTCCATTGTATCCTCGGTTTGAGTGGTATTGTATTCAGGAACATTGGATGAATTTATTAGGGTATCATATATATTAAACTCTATACGATTGGCTATAACGGTAGCCACATCACCTAATAAATCCTCGAATGAAACAATATCTGAATCGAAGACATCCTTGTTAACGTTTAGGACACCACCAACTGTATCTATTGAGATAGTGTCAGTTATTGGTTTTCTGATGTTGAGTTCCTGAAGTGATGCACCAGGAGCAATGTCTTTAGCCTCACCCAATAATCCTCTGTTAATGGCTTCGTCAAGATTAATGTTTTGTCTGAAGTAAGTATAGTAATCAGAGTTTTCTTTAATTTCTTGTTTAGGAAACAATCTAGCTAACTTCAATCTTTTTGCGGTTTCATCAGTAATAGTTTGAGCTATTACTTCGTTTTGTACTTTAGTATCATTTCCTTTTGTAATCATTCATTATCACCAACTATTCAGTTATATCGTAAGGTCTGAATACTTCAACGTAATGATAATCATCTGAGCTTTCAACCGGATGCATTGCTATATATTCGCCGTCATCAGATTTAATAGCGCCAGTACTTGTTAATGCTATTCTATCATTAACTTTAATGTTGGATAATCCACTAGCTAATTTTAATCTGAATAAATGGCCTAAAACTAGAATGGATGTTTTTCTTCTTCCACCGGTCATGGTAACTGGATCGTTAACAGCAATGCCCAGAATAATTTCATTTTGCTCATCAGTGTATTTTTTAACTGTAGGTTTACCAATATCTGAGTTCTCAGATAATGTTACTGCACTATCAACTGTAACCTTTTCACCTGAGTATTCATATCCCGGTGTCTCTCCTGTAGGAGTTGTTACAGTGGTTTCAGTAATGGTACCTTCGTCTAAAAGGAATGTAGTGACTTCCTTTCTTTCTTCAAGTAAAATAATAGAATCTGCCATTATAAATGTCCTCCACTTATATTAATTATTATGTAATTTATTATTTATGTTATATAAATATCTCTATATAATGGCTACTTTTTGAAATGATATGTGGAGATTAACATTAACGGTTTAAGTTTTTAAAATAAGGAATGGAATAGAAATAAGCCGTGAAATACAATATTGTTCAGGGTTTACAAATTGACAGTTTGTAAAATTATAGATTGACTTATTTCTATTGGAAAACAAAATAGGAATTGTTCTCTTTATTATATTTGTTTGTTATACTATTTATTATCTTCATTAAATAAACACAAATAATAATCATTATAATATGTTAGTCATAAAACTATACAAATTTCTCTATATAATGGCTACTTTTTGAAATGATATGTTGAGATTGACATTAATGTTAAAGTTTTTTAAAATAAGGATGGATAGAGATAAACCATAATATGTTTGTTAATATTTTTTTTCATAACTAACAGCCGTGAAAAATAAATGGCTTATCTCTAATGGAAAACAAAGATGACTTAACCTTGTTTTCAATTAATTATTAGATGAATATGCTATAAATTAATTTTCATAATCGATAATATTTTTATTAGCTTCGCTACTTTTAACTAGAGAAATAATAATTAATGATTTGTTTTTTTATAATGGGCTAATTATTGAATTAAACCAATCTTTATTTTTTCATTTATTAATTTAGAATTTGTAACGGTAAACTATAAGATTATCATTCCTCTTTAAATCAAGAAGAATTTTTGCATTTCTTGCACTTCCATCAGCATTCCTGAAATTTTTTTGGAACTTTCCACAAGAATCAATATTAGTTTCATCCACTAAAACAAAAACCAATTCTGTTGGAGAAAAACTTACTTTTCTGCGTCTTGATGGCGCTTTACGTTTCACACGTTCTTTTTCATAGTTACTTACGCCACCTTTAAACTCATCATGCCAACGTTTAAATGATTGGTTTTCATCATCATATTGAGTGATTCCGGACATAATAATGAAACCTACTGCCCCATATTCATCTATGGCTTGTACTACTTCATTAAATCCGTTTGTAGGTATTTGTTCTTTATCTTCTTTAGCGGGATCAATACTATGTGCTTTAAAGTCCCATGGAATAGTGCTAAATCCATCGAATTCAACATTACCATATTTTGGTCCTGGAATATCCATAAATCCATCTTTAGACAAAATTGTTTCACACATAAACTGAAAATAAAAACCTGGCCATTCCATTTGACGCCATTGAGTGCAACCTTCAGATTTCATATACCGTATAGAATCTTTACCATCCCATACTGCAGGAAGTTCTTCTTTCAACATCCTAAAAATAGTATCTCTTTCATTTTTATACATATTATCTTCCTATTGAGTGTTTTGAATATAATCTGAACAATAATTCTAAACACTATAAAAAAATTATTACAAAATAGATTTTTATAAAAGTTAAATTAAAAATATAAATTGTAATAAAAATGTGATTGAATGATTGATCGTAGGTGTTGCACCACCTCACAATCAACAACCACGTTACTAAAAAACAAGCTAACTAACTAGGATAGTATGATTTCTAGCAACAATACTAGATATGTATTAAAATGCTATATAAGTTTATTTAATATAGTCGCTGGCGTAAAGCGTTGTCTTAATATCCTAGCGAATGCTTTAAACAAATTTTAAGTAATATTAGATAAAATAGTTTTCAGTTGTTATTATTTATAATAGATTAATAAATACTCAAATAGAATAATTTAAAAAAAAAATAGATATTAAATTAAACAATAAAAATTAAAAAGAGTTTTAAAAATAAAGAGATAAAAAAAGTTAAGGGAAGTTATACTTATATTAACTTACTCTGATACTCACCACCATTATCCTCATTTACTTTAGTATCGTCATAATCGAATAATTTTTCAGCACATCTTTTTACAACTTCTACATTAACTGCATTACCGAATTGTTTGTATGCTTGTTGATCATTATCATTTGGAATAAATTTTTCAGGAAAATCTTGTAAACGTGCAGCTTCTCTTACAGTTAATCTACGTTTATATTTTCCAATTATAGGAATTTGTACTATGGCCACTAGTGCAGGGAAACAAGTTGGAACTTTAACTCTAACACCTGACGGTCTGATTTGAATTAAACCCTCCCAAATTGAATTAATATTTTTACCTGCTTGCCATTCAAACTTCCTTTGAGTTGGAGTACACCATTCTAAGTTATCCCATTTCTCAATCCATGAATCAATGAACTCTTTATTTCTTTGGTACAGTTCATTATTCTTACGGATAAATTCTTTTTTCCAAGGTTTAAATTCATCAGGTGCTTCTTTCTTAAACCATTCAAACCATACAGGAAATCCTATAACATCTAAATCTACACCTTGATAAAATTCATCCCACATTGTTAAAACTTTTTCTTCATCTTCAGAAATATTGTATTTTTCATCAACATTTTCAGTATCTAAAACTTTGTAAATTGAATTATCATTCTTCTTTTTGAATTCTCCTAAATTAATTTCTAAAGGTACATAAGCATGTTCAGGGTCATAAATTCCAAGGATAACGACACGCTCTCTTAATTGGGGTGTTCCAAAATAATGTGGACTGACAATTAAAGGTTTTGGAGTAAGTCGATACCCTGCTTTATGAAGATGTTCTTCAATTGTTTTCCAAGTGCGTCCTTTATCATGAGAAGCAAGATTTCTAACGTTTTCTAAAACTATATATGGAGGATGATGGTGTTTTATTATTCTTTCTATTTCAAAAAATAATGTTCCTCTAGTTTCATCATCAAAGCCTTCTTGTTTACCGGCTTTACTGAATGCCTGACAAGGAAACCCTGCACATAAGACATCATGTTCCGGAACATCATCAACTTTAAGATCACGAATATCTATATGGGAATCCATATTATAATTTTCTTTATAAGTTTCAACCGCATATTTATCTATCTCCGAAGCAAGTACACATTCTCCACCTAATTGCTCCATAGCTTGATGAAAACCTCCAATACCTGAAAATAAATCAATAAATTTAAATTTTTCCATTGTTAGACTCCTTAATTTTTATCCTTAACATTGTTTATTCTTAATATCAATGTTTCATTAGCAAACAGCCATCTAATGAACAATTCCTTATTAAACATTACTCGCCAAAAATCTTTGTTTTAAGGGTTGTTGATATAAATGATTTTTCTGTGAGCCATGCCATAGTAATGTTCTTTACCACATCGGAATCACTGCTTCCCAGTTCCCCTTTAAGTTTTTGAAGAAGTTCATATTGTTCATCCGTGAAATTTACTTGTATTCTTTTACTCATAATTGCACCACATCTGTGTTTAATTAGAGTATATTTTATAATCAGACATATATAAACTTTTTCATATATTGCTTTTTAAAAAGAATTGTATCATAGATAATATATTATAAAATTAAGATATTAATAAATAATGATTACAGACGCCTATACTATCAGTTATTCTACATTGAATACTCTTATTAATTTTTTTCTAAAGAAATCTGATAAATCATCTTCTAAATTTAGGATATAGTTAACATCTTTAGCTTCTTTAGTTTCATCATATAATCCATATTTTTTACCAAGGTCTAAAACATAATTACAATATTCTTCTGAAAAGAAATCACCAGTATCGAAGTTACGATTACTTAATTCATTTGAAGCCCCCAATTTTTGAAAGAAAGTAATAATATCATTTACTAATTCTGCATTATCATTCATTAACTCCAACTCCAATCATTCTAAATTTTTAACTACATCCACACCTTTATCAGTATGCCTGTACAATCTACCCTTTCTAACTTCAGGATTAATACATTCTACTAACTCGTGCGCTTTTAATTCAGATAAAACTTTTGAAATATGATTTTGTCTAATATCTGAATCTTTTGCAATCTGAGAAGGCATTTTAACATCCTCCTCTAATGATTTCATTACCCTTAACCTATAACTTGAGATTTGTACATAGCTAATCTCTTTTAATAATTCATCAGGAATTTCCATCCTTACACCCCTGTTAATAGTATATTAACTTCTTACAAAATAAATTGTATCTTCATCATAACTACTTAATGCATCATATGCTGCCTGAGTCATAAACCGGAATTTACCAAAGACACCATAATCAACACCCATATAAACAGGCCCACTAGCTTTTGCCAAATACATTTGTATGCTGCCTGAATGTTTTAATGGTATTACTGAATAGGGGTCAAGTGATTCTGTATCCCATGAACTGCCATTGTATTCTTTAATAGCCATTAGTGAACTTGTGCAGATGGCTACACGATAACCTTTGCTGACGCCAGTTGGTAATGTGGATGTTGTTTGTATCTTATCGACGGGGAGTTTCCATCCTGCTTCCTCATCACTTCCCTGGCCTGTTGCACCGGTATCGCCTTTAGGTCCTGTTGCTCCGGCAGGTCCAGTGTCACCAGTTTCACCTTTAAGTCCAGCAATCTGTTCAGGACTAAAATCAGAATATTCAAATGCTTTTCCAGTATCTCCCGTATCTCCTTTAACACCTTGAGAACCTGTATCACCTTTGAGTTCACTAAATGATATTGTTGATGAACCATCTTCTGTGGTGATTATAATCTGGCCAGTTACATGGTCGACATTAACGATTGGTGAAAAGCCAGTATCCCCCGTTTCACCAGTATCGCCTTTAACGCCTTGAATACCTTGCGGTCCAGTGTCTCCTTTTTCTCCTTTAATGTTTCCAACATTTTCCCATGATGTACCGTTCCAGACATATAATGATCCGTTTACTAAATAGCTATCGCCATCGTTACCTGTTGGATGATCATGTATCAGTTCTTCATATGTAGTATATGAACCTTTAATAGTAATGCCAGTACCAGTAGCTCCAGTGTCCCCTTTCGGGCCGGTTGCTCCTGCAGGTCCAATAGCTCCTGTATCACCAGTATCCCCCTTAGGTCCAGGGTCTCCTTTTTCGCCTGTGTCTCCAGTATCACCTTTATTTCCTGTATCACCTTTCGCACCAGTATCTCCTTTAACACCTTTATCACCTTGAGGTCCGGTATCACCTTTTACTGAGCCGGCATTTACCCAGCCGTTTTCGTTCCAGTAGTAATAGCTGCCCTCGACTATATATGCATCACCTAAACTGCCTGAAGGATGAACTGCAATGAACTCTGAGTAATTATCATAATGTCCTTTGATAATTGTTCCAATTCCAATGTCTCCAGTATCTCCTTTAGCTCCAGTGTCACCCTTAACGGGTCCGATTTCAATCCATTCTTCTTCAGCCAAATTAATCACCTGCTCCATGGTTCGATTATTACATTATTAAACAGCATTGCTCCACCGTAATCATACACCATTATCACCGGATAGAACTTATCAAATGAAATTACATTACTTACATCACCTTCATATGAATAAACTGTTGTGCTTCCGTTTTTGATAGTGGCCTTGAGATATCCATTGTCATAGTACAATTCGAATGTATACCAAACTGAATCTAATGTTAACTGTCCAGTGGTTGTGTTTAATTCATTAACTACATGATTTGTATTTGAATACTTGATTCCTTTCTTTGCATTATATGCTCCGAGTTCCAGAATCTTATTGTCACGGTAATGTGATAATTCCTTTGAATTTACTAAAGCTATTGCATCTCCCCATCCGGAGTTGCTGTTTTTCTTTTGTACCATCTGGACTGAGAAATGAATTCCATTTTTAGTTGGATCATATGCTCCCATTCCTTTTGGGATTAACATTACTGCACTAGCACTTGTAACTTCTTTTGAGAATGAATAGCCGTATTTGTTATAACCGCTGTCATATTTATATGTTGAAAATGTATGGGAAACGCTTGCAGGATATTTAATTACATCATATAGGTAAGTATTCTGTTCATTGTCATCTGTAAACTCTAAAGCTGAAGCGATTGTGTAGGCATCTGAAAAATGACTGTAGCCTGCGATAATCTCTATTTCCAGTTCACTTCCTTCACTTCCTGCTGTTATTGTTTTTATTGCATGGCCGTTGCTGTCGGAATAGACTTTATAGCTTGTGCCATTAACAATAACAGTGGCTGGAACTCCTTCAACAAAATTACCGTCATGATCATATATGAATACGCCGAATGAAAGTTCCGCACCTTCCTTTACTTCATACTCACTTGGATAAATGAAGTCATAGTCTCCGGCAGTACGGGTATATGCCCATCTTTTCAATAATTCAAATATTGTATCTGACTCATCATATTGAACTCCATTGGCAGTTAACTTTTCTCTAAGTAAGTTTCTAGCTGTTGTGAGTCTTGAATTTGTTTCAATTACATTACTTGCTATGCTCATAGTTCACCTCATGGACAGGTTGCTCTTATATATTTGATTGTGACTTTTATTCTTTGGTTTGCAGTTGCGTTGCTGTGATGGACTACAAGACATGGCCCATATGTTGTTCCTAATTGTGATGCATACCAATAAGGACCATAATCTGAAATTGAAGCATCAGCATTTTCAAACCATGTATAAGCACCGCTGTTTCCTCCAGGAATGCGTACTATACATTCTTTTGAAACACCGGTTTCAGTAAATCCAATGTCCTCACCACCGAAATAAAATGATGAACCATAGGTTGACATGAAATCAGCATCTGAAGAATCAAGGAATACTCCTATTGAATTTCTGGAACCGTTTCCGACCATACCTCCACCAACACCGAACATCCCATCACTTGAAGGAGTGTTTCCTCTTGTTATGTCATATCCGATATATATGTTAGTGTTGTTGTTTGCACCGGCAATTGCTGGTGCATTCTTTAATGGAATAGCCAGTAGCATTTGCCCTGCTTCTTTTGCTGTAACATAGAAATAATTAGTTCCATAACTTAAATACTGAGTGTCTATTGATTTGACATTTGTTGAGATTAATGGATTGGCAGTATCCAGAACCTGGTCAAATGTATAATCGTAATCATCCGTTTGATAGTTAAACCAGTATTGTGGCAATGCCAACTGTGCAGAAATGGAAGGATTGGCAGTAACATAAACTTCATAGATATATCCGTCCTTGTTTGAATCCGGATACATGTAAACATCATCATTGCTTGATATGTATGTTCCATATTGAGTCCATGATCCACCACTGATTGGTTTTCTTCTGACTGTAACTGGAACGTTCGGGATTGAAGTTCCAGACTGATCTCTTACAACAGGATATCCTTCAGCCTCATTATTTCTTGATTGAGACCCATCTTTTGTTAACCAACCCTCATAGCAATTCCATTCCACAGTAGTTGGAACAGGAACAGGTAACTTTCTGATTAATGGAATGATGCCCTCATCTGAAGCATAAGCAATACTATTGTCATCGAGTATATCTCTTAAGTCACCTTGAAGAGTTGTTAATCTTGTATTCATTGTTTGTTCGTGTGTTAGTAACTCTGAAAGGTTGGGAGGATTGAATGTCATTGTTTAACTCCCAAGCAATGTTAAATTACTTTGTTGTGCTGATGTTATTGTTCCTATCTGGTCAACTACATCTTCAATAGCTGTAGCTATTGCACTGTTGGTTACTGCATTTGTTGTGTCTGTTGTATCTAATGTTGAGACTAGATTAACAGGGCCTGCCGGACCGGTTGCACCAGTATCTCCTTTCTGACCTTTTAAATCTGAGAAGTAAACAAATTGTTCTGTATCACCATTACCGAAAACGATAAATCCATGAGTCCTATCTACAGTAACATATGCTGAACGACCGCTTGCACCAGTAGCTCCAGTATCACCTGTCGCTCCTGTATCTCCTTTGATATTTCCTACATTTACCCATGCCATGTTTTCACCTATTAATTGTTTTAAAAAAAAAGGAAGTACCGACTATTATTAATAGCTAGTACTTCCTTTGAAGGGATTTAATGGAATTAATTATTTATTGGAAAACGTAAAGCTCTCCGTCAACAAGATATGCATCACCAGTTGTACCGGTTGGATGTGCTTCTATTAATTCTGCATAGGTAGCATAGCTTCCTTTGATAATGGTACTGTATCCTTGCGGACCTTGTGGGCCGGTTGCACCAGTATCTCCAGTGTCACCTTTAGCACCTGTTGCACCAGTATCTCCGGTATCTCCTTTGTCTCCTGTTTTTCCTGTATCTCCTTTATCACCAGTAGCACCAGTTGCTCCGGTATCACCTTTCTCACCAGTTAAACCTTGTGGTCCTTGGTCTCCGGTTTCTCCTTTATCACCAGTAGCACCAGTTGCTCCGGTAGCACCAGTATCCCCTTTGGCTCCAGTGTCTCCTTTAAGACCTGTTGCTCCGGACATATCTGTTACAAAGGAAAAGCTGTTTGCTCCTTTTAAGTATAATTTTGCATTGTCGGGATCTTCAACATCAGATTGGATTGCTACAAACATTCCTTCTGGAACATTGGCTGCATCAGCGTTCATTGCTTCAACACTTTGATATGTTCTGTAGATGCTGAATGGGTCTCCGGTAGCACCAGTTGCACCGGTTGCACCAGTGTCACCTTTTAAACCTTGCTCACCAGTATCTCCTTTATCACCAGTTGCACCAGTTGCTCCTGTATCACCTTTGGCTCCGGTTGCACCAGTTGCTCCAGTGTCTCCTTTGGCTCCGGTATCACCTTTATCTCCAGTGTCACCTTTTTCACCAGTTAAGCCTGCTAATTGTTCTGGTGTGAATTTGTCATAGGTGAATGCGTCTCCGGTATCACCTTTTTCTCCTTTCTCACCAGTATCTCCTTTTGGTCCTTTGATTACACCAACACTTTCCCATGCCATATATAAACACCTCTATTTATTTAGTTTAAATTAATCGTTATGCCAAACGAATAGTTCCCCATCAACTAGGAAGGCATCTCCTTCATTAGCTGTTGGATGCGCTGCAATTAGTTCTTCGAAAGTATCATAAGACCCGAGGATAACAGTCGCAGCACCTGTATCTCCGGTGTCTCCTTTCTCTCCTTTACCTCCAAGACTTACTTGGAAACAATTGATATAGTTATATTCATCCGAATTTGCAACAGGATGAAAAGCTAGAAACTCACCTGCATTATCAACAATAGCTCCAGTTGGTGACAATTTGATTCTGTCTCCTGTTTTAATATTAACAATGCCTGAAGCCAGTTTTAAACGGTAAAGTCCGCCTAAAAGAAGTACACTTCCTTTTCTCTCCCCGGCTGTCATTACTACCGGTTCATTGACAAGGACGCCAACGGGAACTTCCGTTGCATCTCCACTGTATTTCTTTAAACATTCCTTTCCTATTGCAGATTTGTCTGAAATACAAAGTATATCATCAACCATACATTTATTGGAGTATTCATAGCCAAGAGTACTACCTGTTGGGGTGACTACATTATCGACTAATGTTTTAGTGCCGTCATCCAATATGAATGTGGTAATCTCCTTGCGTTCCTCCAATAAAACAATTGTATCCGCCATAATATCACATTAATATTTCAAATATATGATTTCCTTTAACAGAAGGATTGCATTTAATATTAAAACCATTTTCACTAGCCAGATTGCAGAAATATAAATCTTCAGATAAGACTGTGTCATTCGGATAGGTTACGAATTTAAAATACGGGTATGTGAGTTTGGAAAAGATATTAACCTTGATTAACGCTATTCCAAGGCCACCGCCTTTAACTTCGATTGGTCTTGGAACCTCGTGGATCATTGTATGGCCACGTATGCAATTGTCATCGTTGAAGTCCTTGCCGAATGTGAAGATTATTGTTTGATCTGATTTTGTTCTTTTCCTGTAGTACCAGCCAAGAGCAATGTCTGATTCACATTCAAGCAATCTGATTAAAGTGTCAGGTGGAAGTTGTATGTCTGAGTCAACCATTAACACGTAGTCATAGTTTCCAGCCATTGAGTTTTTAGCTATTTGATTTCTTGCCTTAGCGCAATCATAGCCTGAAACATAATCAAAGTATAGACTATAACCTTCAGGCCTTGTTAAACCGTATATGCTTTTGAAGCATTGTGGTTTTATGTTTTCAAAGGTTGGAACTGCAATTAATATCTTCTTGTCCATCTTATTCGTTCTCCAGTTTTTGGATTCTGTTTTCCAAATCGTTTAGATTAATCCTATCTTCTTTTTCACATCTATATTGATATAAATCAATTAAGAGTACAATAACAATAGCCAAAGCAAATGGCAATAGTCCTTCCATTAAAGCATACTTGGTTGCATTAGCCATTATGATGTTGATGGCTACAGCGGTTAAAACTGCACTTGAGATTGTTTTGGTAAAGTTACAAATGATGATTTTCTTTTTTAAATCTTTCATAGAAATCAACTTAATAATATTCTCCAGAGAAGTTTATTCTTCTTGAGGACATCCCAAAACTTTCTTAGCTTTTTTCTTAGCGTATTCAACATCTCCATCGCCTCGTATCCTACTTGCATAGTGACTGGCTACACCTAAAATAATCATTAGTATGCAGTAGGGAACAGTATTTTCAACAATACCTAAGCTTTCAGAATATAACATGATGATTGGAATTACAGTTACTAAAAAAGATGTTAAGATATCAATATCTTTCCTATTGGCTTCTAACCATTCATATATCATTCATCATCACCTTCGGCGATGGATTCTTCAAAACTTTTATTTGTATGGCTTAAGATTAGGCCATCGACACAAATCTTTTCTTCACTCTCAAATACTTCTTCAGCGTTTGATTCATTTTTCATCCAATCTTCGTATTCTTCGAATGTTTCAAAATATTTAATGTACTTCATTTTGCCTCCCAAGTAATTGAATAATATAAAATACCATCTTCGATTTTAAAAGCTATTACGGGTTTAACTGCATAAGGATAGCCACTATCAACGTATTTGGTTCCGTTCCAGTAGAACCAGTGCCCTGTTGACTGGTCAATGTAAGGTCCTTTATTTTCTAAAGTTCCGACAAGTTTCCTTATGGTCATGTTTAAACCTCGCTATAATATTATATGTTTTATTATATATTTTATTATTTTGATTATATAAAATATACTTGCTCGCCATCATCACAACCTTCCCACTCCATGTACAGCTTATTGTCTTCCCAGACAAATCTGACATTATTGACAATAGCCACATCAGGAAGTTCACAATAAGTAACGCCGTCATTATCTTTAACATAATTGGCCTGCGCCATGATATTGGATTCATCTGGTACGATCATATTGACAACGTGAGTGAACTGGTCCTGCTCGAAACTGCAGTCGGCAAGATCAAGACAGTTCTTGGATTCAGGATACATTTCCATCTCAGCCATCTGACGATATACTCTAATGTATTCCGTGTGTTCGTTTTCCGTTAGGTTAACGATTGACAATAGCCTTAAATCATGACCTTCCGTTGGATTGCATTCACCGTCCTTGTCAATGAAGATTCTAGTGTTCGGCAATATATCTTCAGGCACCGGCCTTTTGAGTTTCAGTCTGAAGACATCACCCAGCACGGCCACAGTAACTAATGTATGGCCAGAACTTCTGACTTGTACTTTACCTAAGAGATAACCGAAGGCCAAGTCTCCTTCTTTGGCTTTCCTGACTATTGTGTGCTCCATTGTGGATGATTCATCCAAGGTTACCATCTCACCTACCCTGCACTGATTGGCTGAAATCCACGCCGTTTGTTCTTCATTAACATAAGTCTTTTCGCCCTCATCCAATAGGCATGCAATAACATCCATCTTCTCCTCATGGCTTAATCCTGTTGGATATCCACGGCCATGACTTATTGTTTCTCTATATTCCTCAATCATCTAGAACACCCAATCCCAATTCTTGTTTTTGATTTTATCCGGTATGTAAAGGCCAGTGTTATCCATAGTCTCATCGTCAGCATCCCACAATAGCCTGCTTCCTTTATAGGCTTTCGGATATTCATGTTCGCCTTTGTATAATCTGATTCCTGTTTTGGTTTGTTTTTCCGTTACTGTTATTTCAGGAATACCATTAGCTGCAAATAAGGGTGATGGAAATATCAATAGCCATTTCAGGTCAACGTGATTGAATTCCTCGAACTCATTTGTCAAATACCATTCTGGTGATATGCTGAGTTCAGCGTATTCTTTTTGATATATGTGTGTCGTATTGTTTCTGAGAAATCCTTCAATGTAATCGGAGGAGTTGGATGTTCCTGTACCTACACGGCCGTGAATGTGGTATTGTTTCCAGTCCCCGTCATCATCACTGCCTGATGAATATGCATCCCAGGAACTGGCCATAGCTAAAGTTTTAGAACCTGTAAACATGCAATAGGATTTGTTCTCACCTCCAAGATTCAGACTTGTTTCCTTGATATCTTCCTGATACATTGTGAGATTAAAGTCTGACTGCATCATGAAACTTCCACTTGTTGTTCCATAATATGTTGCATTATCATTAACACTAACATTACCGTTAATGTATTTGAATCTGGCAATGGTGACACGATTGTTTGATAAACTACCTCCAGATGCTACTTTGGTGAATAATCCTGTTGGAGACCTTCCATCCATACTGGGAACGTATTTTGCTCTGAGATATTTACCTCCATCTGTTGAGTCATTGTTGATGCTTAAACCTGAGTAATCCATGAAAAAGTTTGAGTATGTATCAGAGTTTGCATCATACATTAACACCTCGCCACCTGTTGTTAAAGTGCTGCTGAAGGTGGTGTCATGGACTTCAAGGATCAGCTTTGTAGTTTGTGAAATTTTATCTGCCGGAATTCTTGCAAGTATTGCTGCCGGTTGAAATCCATATTTTGGAAGGTATAGAATTTTACATTCTGTTCCTCCAAATGTTTTGATCTTTAAGTTTCTTAAATCACTTCTGAAGGAACTGGCGTAAGAACTATCCAATAAGTTATCCAAGAATAAATAATCATAGTTAGCAGAATAACTACCGCTCCGTTGATTGTAATTACTCATTGCAATGTTAATCTGCAATTCTTTTATTAATGTCATGATATAATTTTTATTATCTGTTTTATATAAATTATATAATAAAATAAGTAATAATAACATTAACGTTAACGATTGCGATTTCCAAAGTTGTTTTCCCCTGCACTTTGATATATATGCAAGGGTTCGGATAAGAACAACACTAACAACCATTGCCGTTAAAGTAAAAGTCATATCAAGGATAACAGAAGAAATTAATAACTATTGATTAAATTAACATTAACATTAACGTTAACGATAGCAAGACCAGAACCAGAATTTACTTTAACATCGACCTTTTGTTTTTTGAAACTTGATTTTGAAATGTAGTTGATGTATATGCATAGTTGAAAAGTAATTTGATTTGTAATATTGTTTGTGTTAATGTAAGACATACATAATTAAATGATATGTTTAACATTTTGATTTAATTTAATTGACAGTATTTTTGATTATTTGATAGGTTGCATCATGTTGGGGAAATAGGTATGGAAGGATAAACAATAATTTATCTTTTGATTGGAAATGTCAATGAAGTTATAGAATTCACTATTTTCAATAGAATGTAAAAATAATATTTCATATTAAACAAAATATTAAATAAATTAAGTTACAAAGTATTTTCATCAAATAAAGAGGTGTGATAATGGCAAAAAAGAATATGATAATCGCATTGGTCCTTTCATTAATATGGTCAGGTTTGGGATTAATCTATGCAGGAGATGTTCAGAAAGGAATCATTTTAGCAGTGATTGCAATAATAGCTGAGGTATTATACCTTTTCGTAAACCAAATCTTTGGTATTGTTGTCTTCATAATATGGATTTATTCACTGTATGCAACATATAATGAAGTGAAGGCCGTAAACGGACAGTAAAAACCACAGACATCACCATTTTTCTTTTTTTTGATTGGTTGCAATATAATTTAAGCATGCCTAAAATCATTAGTCAAATAATGATACTCTCCAAAATTAGTCTGTGTTAAATTAGATTTCTCACAATTTACTAATTTTATACAAGTCGTTCGGAAAATTAAAAAAATCTGCCAATATATAATTTTCCTTAGAAAAAACACATGGTGTTTAAACTAGTCACTTAAACACCACAACTCTCTCTTTTTAAAGCATTTATATAATAAACTACTCTTCTTTCCACATCCAATTCTGTTGCAACTATCATTACAGTTTGGTTATTTTAAACATCTAATCACATTTGTCCCATGCTTTGACGTTAAATATGTAACCAATCATTTCCCACCTAGCATGATTAATAGTTATTTTACTAACAACACTGCAAATAGAGATGGTGGTGCTATAAACATGGACTCAGGTACTGTGTCAAATTGTAATTTAGTATGTGCTGGAGATCAAGTCCTCTGGGGAGGCCATGTTATAAGCGAGCCAATTCGCCCCACCATAACCACGCCGACCCGAGGCCGACCGTAAGGGAGGCCGAAGTGGGAGGCGTGGTATAGGTGGGGTGAATAGAATTGGCGAGCAATACTATAGGGAGGAACCGACCCTTGCCGGTCGGTTCCGTAGGTTCTATTAATGAAGGAAAAACAATTTATAAGATAAGTTAATCATAATGTGCAGTCCGAGCAAAGCGAGGACTGGACGCCTTGAGCGATAGCGAAAGGCCATACTATAGACCATGACAATAATAGTTTTGTCAAGGTTCGAGGAACAGGGGCTTGTCCCCTGTTCCGAGTTTATGGATTTGAAGAAATTTAGTTTGTCAGATTTAAGAACCGACCCTTGCCGGTCGGTTCGAGGTTTATGAAAGTGCAAACTTAATTTATCGCATTGGGCTATCATGGGTAATTATATGGGGGCTTGTCCCCCATTAATTTAGGCATTAAGGGAACCAATGCACGCCATTACCCAATATAATGCAATATATTTTGGAGAGGAAGAAAATGAAAAAAAATTACCTCCCCATTTCTAATTCATCAAAGAGTGATTCAATTGAAAATAGTAGCTCCAGTGTCCAAGTAACTAAAAACACTATCATAGCTAGATTCTAGTTCTATTGAATCCCATATCCTTTAAGATTTTATTGTATTCTTCACGAGTTGTAAAAGAAGGTTTATCCTCATCGCCAGTACTTCCAGTTGAGCCTGTATCACCAGTATCTCCTGAATTTCCAGGATTCCTCCCGCCGGGTGTGGAACCGTCATTAGCAGCTTCAATTTTTATTCTTCTCTCAGCCAGCTTTTCCATCAGTTCCATATCAACATCACCGGACAATAGCTTATCTATTATTTCCTTGTCCTGTGCATTCTCATTATAGTTAAAGTTGTATTTGGCCTCATACTCTTTTATCTTGCGTTCGTTTTCGGCTTTTCTGAGTTCGGATAATTCTTTTAGTATGTCATCTTTACTGTCAATGAATTCCTTATTCTCTTCAATAGCTTTTTTAATCTCATCGTACTTTTTAGATTCTTCCTTAAGATTATTTATTTCATCCTGAAGCTTTCCAATCTCAGCATCCTTGCCCTGAAGTTTTTCCAATAGTAAGGTAGTTGCAACATTAGTGTCCTTTGCAGGTGGCTGAGGTTGAGGCTGTGGCTGCGGTGCCGGTGGTTCAGGGTCTCCAGTCTGTCCGGTCTGGCCAGTAATATCAGAATTCAACAGTCTTATTTTTCTTGGATGTTTAGTTACACCAACGTCTATTAAGCTCATAGTATCAATTCCAAATGAATCTCCTTTATCTTTAAGTAAAACATCAACTTTAGGGGATAGGCCTTTTCCTTCCATGTCCAGTTCATCAGGCACTTCTATGAATAGTTTGCCTTCCTCGTATTCGATATTGTTTCCGATGCCGACGTAGATATTGTCATGTTCTGAAGTTAGCGGGATTCCACCACGATAGTTTTCAGCTATTAGCTTTAGATCATCTTCAGTCCATTCAACAGGTTTGGTTAACCTTTCGTCCAAGTCGGAGTAGTCATATGATCCAACTTCAAAAAGTTCATGCTTCATAATAATCACACTTTATTATAATAATTATTATTAATTTTATTATTTTATTTATATAAATATATATTATACCTCAACACCACTGTCAGTTAGAATCCTCTCACCAACAGGCTGTTCCTCTTCAAAGTTGCTTAAATAGTTCTTATAGATTTCATCACCCTCAGAAGACAATTCCATAATATACCTTAACACATCATCACGTGAATAACTAAAGTAAATATCTACTGTTTCATTAATACCCATTAACTCCATCTGCAAGTTTAAAAGTTGATTACAATACTTTAACACCCACTTCTGGTCATTGGCCACATTAACAATAAACCCTGTAATAGCTGAATCGTTAATGTACTCGGCCACATTCTGATTGGATTTTTCATTACCTGCCTGAGACTGAGGAGTCACGAAAGTCCTTAAAATATTATTCCTGAAGATTTCCGTTTGTCTTGTATAATCAGATTGGTAGTTGTTACCCCCAAGTATTTTAGATTCAATTCCCGGAGGCACAATAGCCACATTGCTTCCGGCCGTTGTACCATAATCAGCATAGAGGTTTTCCTTTGCGGTGCTTGAAAGTTCAGTAATTATAGGTTGACCGTTAGCGTCAAGACCTGGCTTTACTTCAATAATATTATCCTTATTAATACGCTCAACCTGGTTGCGTTCCAAGTTGCACTTGTGATATATATCATCAAGGCAGTTGAGGATAATGCTTTGCGCTTCTGAGTATATCTCATTGTACATGAAGTTAATAACCTCTTCCGGTTCATACTTAACCGTTAAGGTTCCCTCCTCAATACTGACATAGTTGGCGAACTCTTCAGGTGATCCGTTTACAATATCCTTAGGCATCTCATGAAGGAATAGCTGCACCTCATTATCATCATTGAATTCCTTTTTCAATCCGTAACCGTGGGCACCGATTTCAAGAAAGATAGGTTTAATATATTTGCCTATGGATTTATCCCAACGCTCGACAGGTTTGATTAAACCCTCACCGTCAACCATTCCGGCCTGAAGAATATTTTTAGCAACCTGGCTGATGTCAATCTTTCTGGCCCATAGGATGAGAGTCAGTTTCTGTTCTGCTGAAAGTTTTTCTTCCTTATCGACTAGGACCATATTAACATTGGCTTTATCAATTCTGTTTTTCAAAACACCTGAAGTATAACCGTCAAGTTTAACAGCATATCTTGCATTGGCTATTGTTTTATTTATTACTGGTGGCAGTGCGTCCGGCAAGTCAAGGCCAGTGTTGATTCCATCCGTTCTAGGTTGTCTTTCATCCTCGCCCCAATAGCTGCGCTTTGTATTGTACTGTTCCACCCTATTGTTGAGCAATCTAGTTTTTATAAAAGAAGTAAGTCCCATATTAACCATTTCCAAATTAATGTTTCACTTGAAATATATGTTTATTATATAATTTATTATATTATTTATATAGAATATATAATAAAATTTATTGAAATATTAAAATAAGTTATTCTAGTAAAAATAGTTTATTCCAGTAAATACTTATTATTAAACATTAATAAGAAAAATAAAGAACTTTAACATTAACATTAACGATTTAACATATCAAATGACTATTGCAATTTTGTTGCAATTAATTGCAATTCAAGTTGCAACCCTATAAAAAGAGAAAATAAAAAGAATTATTCTGAATTGATTTCAGCATATAATTCATTCATGTCCGCAATAGTTAATTTATGATGAGATAAGTTTATTAAAACAAATCTGAAGATTTCCTTGTTTTTGTTGGTGAGATCATTAATATCTGTGATATCAAAATCATCCATATAATATAAACAGATTTCTTTAAATAAATCTAAAGGCAATATGTTCCTTCTGAAATCATCATCCTCAGGATCAGATTCAACATCAGGTTTTGTTGGAACTTCCTTATCTTTCAACAGTTCCAAGATTGAATCCTGCAGTTCATTAACCCTATCCATTAACTCGTTAATCTCCAGGATTTCAGCATCTAATCTGTTCCTGTTTTGTTCGATTGCAATTTTACAGCCTAACTCATAAAGTTGTCTGTTGGTCATGCCAGATAATTCTTTAGCTTTAACTGACATTGCCTTGTCTGCTTTAACATGGAAGTCTACTTTCTCAGCCATTGTAAACACTTCCATTAATAGCTATTGCTTTTAAAATACATTTATCTTCCATCACTCTACTAGAAGATTCTTCATTATTATTCTTCATGCATAACACTTCCATTCTTCATCTTGAACTGGAAATGCGTAAAAAAAATTATTCCGTGTGTAATACAGAATTTTATATAAAAGTTTAAATACAACTAATTAAATAAATTATAATTAAGTTTAAACTTATGGTATTATGGAATGATTGCCGTCATTTCATAATTACTTTCTATCGCTATTTTTTTACACATTTTCAATAATCTTAATCTAATGTTGTTTGATTACTATCTCTTTTTAAACCTTCCTGAATATATCTTGTTATAAGATCAACCTCTTTTGTCTGAGTTTTCCTGGCATGAACTTCGAATTCAATTGCCAGTTCTTCAGATATTCTAAATGATTTTTGCTTAGTATTTGGCATGATTATCACTCACTCCAATATATAAATTAAATTTTAGAATTACTACTATATAAAATGATAGCAAAATATTAAATTATTTTTTTATTTTAATTGTATTATATTATATTATTTTATTACTTATACATAATAATAAGTTGTATTGCTGCTATAATTTTACAAATGTAAAATTGCAAAAAAATTATTATATCGATTTTTTCGCGGGATGAATTTTTAGGCCGCAGGCTGAATAGTTGCATTGACAACAGTCCACGCGACAGTCCATTTTATGGACTTAAGTCCATACATCCATCCACGTGGACTACCCTCAAACATGTGTACCCCCCGAAAATTGCGTAGATACTGGAAGCATAACAATTGTTATACTTGCGAAAGTCCTTCGTTTACAGGAATTTTTTAAAAATTTCAGAAAAACCAGTCCATCATCAAGTCCATAGACAGTCCACTAACAAGTCCATAGTTAGTCCATCACTATGGACACCCTAGAAAAAGAAGCCCAAATATGTCTCTGATTACAAACACTTAGGGGGTATACCTGATTTGGGTATGTCCACTAGTCCATACATCCATCCATAAGTCCATTTGCAGTCCACAACAATGGACACCCACAACCATGTCCATAAACAGTCCATCATTTAGTCCATAGTAAGTCCACTATTAAGTCCATAAACAGTCCATAGTATAGTCCATAATGTCCACCAACCAGTCCACAAATATATGTTATGTGGACCATAAGTCCATATCTTAGTCCATAGACAGTCCATAGTATAGTCCATCAAGTCCACTATTAAGTCCATAGACAGTCCATCAACAAGTCCATAACTTTAACATGATATTTATGTAGAATACCATTTATCAACATCAACCCGTTTAGGTTGCTTTTCACTAACTAATTTCTCATATGCACCTGTGAATGCAACAACACAGTCATCATGAATAGCTTCATTAGGGTATGCTGTAATCTTTTCAAGAAATTCCATAGCCCACTTTTTAGTAAACCCTGTTCTATCCTTTCCAACCAGATATATTCCGTTCTTCTGAATATCTGCTGACACCCTTCTTGCACGGTCAACCTTATTCTCACGTGAATTACCAGTACCAGTTGCAAAGCCACGCCTGTTTAATTCATCAATAACTAACAGTCCAAAGTTCTTCCCGGTACTTCCGTCAAGTTCTATATATTGTGTATCTGCCTTGTCACGTGCAGCGGTGTTAATGATTTCATTAATAAGGTTTCGTGATTCCAGCTGAAACTCATATGAGTCCAGAATGTAAATGTTACCGTTTAGATCTTTAGCCAGCATTACTCCTGCAGTGTAATCAGGATCACTACTTTTCAGCTTGTCATCATTCAGCACTTCAGTTGCAGCAAGATCCCAATACCTGATGACACGGATGATTGGAATTTTCAAATACTCGTCATGAGAGATCAAGTGAAAATCAGATTCATCAAATAGCTCACCTTTAACTGAAGCATACCAGTTACCGTTCATTAACTGCTCACGTGTAACACGGTCAAGTCCCATAAGGTATTCTTCATAGTCCTTTCTGTCAAGATAAATATTATCGACATAGCTCGAGCTAATAAAACGAATTTGGGATTTATCCTGAATGTCCTCATCAATCTTTTCGATGAATCTTTCACGCACCCATTTATTCCCACGCTTACCCGGATTGCTTGATGCCATCAGTTGAGTTGGAAGTTTATTTTCTTTAGTCTTACGGACACGAGAACGCATATAAATATATTTAAAGCGTTCCAATTGCGTCAGTTCATCAATGCCAATGAACTGATATTCAGAACCCTGATAAGTATCCAAGTCGTTAATGTTTCTTAAGTATCCGAATGTTAAGGAGTTCCCGTTTGGAAATGTCCATGAATGTTCAGTACCATCCCACTTCGGGCGAATAGCTGGATTATTTTGAATCTCTTTTCTATTAAGCCATTGACTAGCTTTATGAATCAATGCACCTTTTCTTTTTAAATCAGATAATGTTCTTCTTAAAATTAGAGCATGATATTCATTAACATCATCTTGTACATAAAATAAGGCACGCATTAATAGGCTTGTGGATTTACTGCCTCCAGCAGCACCTCCAATTAAAACCTCCTTTTCTGTGGCCAGTATCATCTCAGCCTGTTTGACAAAAGGTTTGAATGGTATATATGGATTTTCATATACACATTTTTGAAGAATAGCTTTATCTCTTGCACCTAAATAGAATTCATTGTTCTCGTTGTACATTATTATCATCTATTTGTTTTGCAAGGACTTCTATTTCATTCATAATGTCTTTTTGTGAGATTTCAATTTTTTTGTCTTCCAGTTCAAGGACACGGTTTTTAAATAGCCTATCCATCTCATCTTTGAATAATTTATTTTTAGCTTCAAATGCTTTAACAGATAATTCTAAATACCTAACTTTTAATTCGGCTAGATCAAGTAAGTATCTGGGCAAACTCTTTTCATTTGCTAAGTGTCTTATCTCATGATCAATTTTTGAAAAGTCAATTTCAATACCTACAGCATTTTTAGTTATGCGATCTAAATTTTCAAGACCGGTTTTAATGTCAGTTACCTGTTGTTGTAGTATGGTGTCAATAGCTACGTCAATATTATCCGAATGGATTTCATTATCAGTTATTTGGCTTTGAGCAATAGCACGATTGGTTAATGATTTTTTATCACTAGCTTTTGGGTTTTTATCTCTATCAGATAAATTATATTTCTTTTTAAATCTTGAGAATGTTGCCCTGCTTACTTCAAATTCGTGTTCTTCTGCAAGCCATCGTCTGATGTTTTCATCTGTAGCTCCAGATGTTTTCATAGCTATTATTTCATCAATTAAAGTTTCTAAGAAATCATTTTTTGTTAGTTTTAGTTTAGCTTTGAATTTTCTATAAGTATTGTTGGGTACATCTTTTCCATATCTAGTTTTCAGTAATTCTCGGACCTCATTGTTACTCATCCCTTTTTTGCAGCAGTTTATTATTTCCTGCTCATGAGTTTCAAGAAAGAATATTACATCAGAATTTTTTCGGCCCATAGGAGAATCCCCCTATAAGTCTTTTAATTCTTTTTCAAGTTGGTTTTTTCTTTCTTTAACTAGCATGTATTCTATTCTTTTCAGTATCTTATCTAATTCCTTATTCTCATCTAAAGATTTCATAGTTTCTTCAGCTACGCCCAATGCTATTAATTTAGCTCCAAGTTCATATGAAAATTTATGAGTGTATTCGGAATCTTTGACTACTCTTTTCAGGCAAGTATCGACTCTTGCACTGACATTACTTTTCCTTATTGTCATAAATACAGATATGTTATTTATTGCTTTTATTATGGTGTAATGTATATAAAATTTTATTATCTAAAAAATAGTGAAATAATAATGGTGTATTATTATTCCTAAATAATGAATTGTCGTGTTACGGGTAACTTGGATATTATTGATTGAGCTTAATTAGAATACTTCAATCTTTAATATACTTATACTCTTTTAAAATAGCTTTAATCATCAAGTTCGTCTAACTCTTTTTGTAAATCATGAATTTGCATTTCTTTATAGATTCTTTCAAATTTACCAATTTCAATAAGATATGCGCCAACTTCAAGTGCATCCCTATAGGTATAGTTAGAATTTTTGATAATTTCTTTTTTGTCTTCATCCATATAGGATGATGTATTATTAATATTTGCCATATTTTCACTCTGCTGTATTATATGTAATACATTATATTAATTTATTATTTCTACTATATAAAATAGTATATTTTTCACAAACAATGTTCTAACAATTTATAATTAACTTATGCTATTATTTTTAAATCAAGTTTAATGGAGTTTAATTAATTGTTACAATACTTTGCATATTTATACAGAAGATTAATTCTTTTAAAGGTGTCTAATTCCTTTTTAAATTGTATATATAAATTTGTTCGTGGTTAATAAAATAAAAATAATATAGAAATAGCATAATATTTAATCCGTAATTGATATAGATAAACATGTTAGAAGACACTGATACCTCGACATACATTGATGCTTTTACCTATGTCAAACGTAGTAAAAATCGTCAGAAAGTAATTACAATAATTGGACTCTCCAGGAATAAAACTCCTTCAGAGATTACAGAGGAAATGGATGCAAGATTCAGCTTAACATCCAGAGTACTATCTGATTTGCGTAAAAAAAATATTGTTAAATGTTTGGACCCTGAAGCTAAAACTGGAAGGGTGTATTATCTAACCGAACTTGGGTTAGAAATTTATAAAGATTTAGAATAGACAATATTGCTGTTAAATTTTAATTTTGTTATTAAATGAAATAAACTGACAATAATGTCGTGATTAAAAACTATTTTTCAAATAAGTGTAAGGTTTAAAATAATCAACGTTAATGTTGAAATAATTAATAGCTACTTTTTCTCCTTTGATTTAATGATATGACATTAACATTAACGGCTGTGTTTTCGGATTTGAATTTAGATTTCCAACTGCGATATATATGAAAGGGTTTCAGAAAAGGAGTTTTGAATAGTTGAAGGCAGATGTTAATGCCAATAGCTTAATTAAAGGCCTTAAAATTTTTTTCGAGTGCAAAACAGAACCGCTATATATATATATCCGATGATAGAATTTCAATTATTTCACTAAGGGTGATTTTATGGCAGGTTCTGCAAAATTAAATGAAGAATATGAATTAAATTATTCAGCTAATACTGTTTTTAATTGTTTAATTGAATCTTTACCTAGAACTAAAATTGTTAGGGCACATCCTGTGATAGAGGAAATTAATCAAAATGATATGGAAATTAAGTGTATAACTCCAGGTTATAAAACTCAAATAACTGTTGTTGCTATATCTGAAAATAAATCAATTATTAAATTCTTTTTAAAACCTTTATCAATAGGTCAAATAATTGATTTATGGAATAGAAATAAAAAGAATGTAAAAGCGATAATGGATCAATTATTGAATGATATTAATAATTATGATGGTTCTTCTGATGTCAGTTCAAAAGAATTTGCAGATGATAATTCTGCTGTAGAAAAAGAAGTAATTTCAAATGAGTCTAAACAGAATAATGTTAATAAGAATAGTAGTTTAATTGATAAATTATTTTATTGGTCTAATGAGGATGGAACTGTTAGACTAGCTAAAACAAAAATCATTTCTATTTCTTTTTTTATATTGTTAGTTATTTGGGATCAAATTGCTTCTACTAGCGATATATTAACTTCAATGATTATTGCATTAATATTTAGTATCCCGGTATTCATAGTAGGATTCTTAATTCATTATTTGATTAGTAGATAATGTTTATTAATTTATAAAGGTGAAATAATGTTAGATAAATGGAAAAAGATTAACAGAACTAAAAAAATTCTTTCAATGTTAACAATTGGTTTTATATTAATTGTATGTTTAACAAGTGCAATCTATGCTAGCAATTTAGATGATTTAAAATTGCCTGATGATTTTAAAGAAGACGCATCTACATCAATTTATAAACACACGTTATTTGGTGATGTTATGCAACTTAGGTCTTCATCAACTAACGAAACAGTTAAACAGTATGGTGATGTTGAGCTAAGGATACAAGAATATGATGATAGTACCCCAGATCCGGTAAAAGTTTCGGATGACCCATTTTATAAATATGACTCCAACAGGGGTTATTGGGAGCTTGTTGATATTAATGGTGAAAAATTTGAGGTGGGAATATCTAATTCTCAAACAAGTTTGCATGATGGTGCTTTTTCCGCATATTGTTTTGATAAATTAAAAGAATTTAATAAACTAAATGATGCAAAAATTATAGAAGCTTAACATAACTATATCAAGTGATTATTATGGAAAAAAATAATATTGGATTATTATTAATAATTTGTGGAATAATTATGACATTTATATCCGCAGTAATTTCCTTAATTTTAGGAGGTGATTCTACTCCTTATGTTCCCTCAATACAGAGTGTAGTAATCTTAATAGGTGTCATTTTATTTTTCTTTGGTTTAAAAAAATCTTCATTCGAAATAAAGGAAAATATATTAATTATTTTAATATTGATTGGTTCAGCAATTTTATTATCAATATATATTTGTAATGGAATGTTGTATAAAACAAATATTATTGGGACAATATTGGTTATAGTACTGTTTATTTCTTTTTTGATATCTTTAATTTATTTAATTTCACAAATTACAAATAATTTTTCAGTTAAAGATAAGATGCAAATTATAGGTGATAATTCTAAATTTTTTTGTTTGGGGATTATAGTCATATTTATTATTTGTGGTGCAGGAAGTAATATGCTTCAAACAGATTTAGCTACTACAATAGGCCATGTTGAGTTAGAAGAAGCTCAAGTTTCAATATTTAATGATGGTAAAGAGTATATGGGACATTATGAACAAGTTGGTACTGGAACAAATCTTGGTGATGTATATAAACAAAAAGATCCTGTTGTGAATCAATCTATTAAATTTAATTTTAATGATATTAATTGGGAAGGTCAAGTAGATGATGCAAAAATTAAGCAAGCACTAAAAACTGATTATAGTGAGCTGCCTAATGGTTGTGAAGCTACTATTACATTATATGATTCTGAGGGTAATTATATTAATAAATATACTACTGTACCTATATTAAAAGGTCAAGAAGTAATAATTAATAATACTTTTGCAGGTACTAATTTTGATGTACAGGAAATGAGTAATACTAATGTAAAATATGTCGAAGTGGAATTAATTTTAGAAAACACAAATTCTACTGAAAATAAACCAGATTATTTTCTATTCGACATTATTTCAAACAGATTTGAAATAAAATAGAGGTATTAAGTACAATATTTAAATTATTGAATATTCTCAATTAATAAAGAAAATTGAAGTTTGTATTAATGCTTATCATCCCTATATCGTTGTAGGGTTGATAATTCATTTTTAATAAATAGATAAAGGAGAAAAAGTATGAAAACGAAAAAAATAATTTTATTTACTATACTATTAATGATAGTAATTTCTTCATTAAGTATGGTTAGTGCAGGATTGTTTGGTTTTGGAGAAACAGAAAAAGAAAATGTTACATTTAATGATGATTCTAATAATGCTCTTTTTACCGCCACCGCTGATAAGGGGACTTATCAAAAATCTTCCAGTTTTAGTGGTTCAGTAGTTCCAAGTAGTGATTCTAGTATTGAATACCCACGCATTGGATACACTTGTTCTTTTAATGGTACAGAACTTTCTGTACAATATAAACCTCTAACTAGTTATGAATATGCATTAGATTATTATTCTGGTAATTCTAGTTATAAAGTTACTGATAATAAGGATAATTTCGTGTATGATGGAACTGATAGCTATGGTTCTCATGTGTGGAGAGTAGTTATATCTGATGGTAAACAAGGAATTATTGAAGTCACAAAAAATGAAGTAACTGATTTTAATGATGAAGATTTTAATCTTATTAAAGAATTCATCGGTACAATTAATCCAAATGTCCCTGATTCAATTACAATTGAGGGCATAACAGTTAATACAAAATAGAATAGATTAATAAATCTATTCTTCATTTTATATTTTTTATTTTTTCATGGAAATTCACTTGCTATCTCATGGTATTTATCGCTAACAATAGCTACAAAGTCTTTTATATCACCTTTAACCTCGAATGTGTTAAAGTCCACTTCCTTGAGATAACCTATTTCATGTATCTCTTCAGGAGCATCCGTTTCTATAATGCTGTACCATCCCATTATCATTAATGGTTTATTCTTTGGAAATTTTTTTAAAACTTCAATTGCTTCGCCACAATTCATATTATCACCTTTAACTTGAATATAAATCTGTAAATATCCAACTTGGATCGTATGCTATAACATATCCATCCTCACACCAGAGGGATCTTACATTACCTGATGTTGTATCTGCTACTGCTGCAGGGTCACGGTTGATCCAGTTTCCTGAAGTATGTTTCTTATGTCTCAGCCTTAATCTGATATGGCCGGTACCGCTGACACGACATTTGACGTGGATGAACTGCACGTCATAGCCTAAGCTTTTGGCGATACGGTAATATACCTGTCCCCAGTCCACACAGTTGGAGCCTTTACCTTTACTTGCATCATTGATGGTTTGTTTATCAGTCTTTTGTGAATCAAAATACTTGCTGTATAACTTCTTGTTTGCTATAATAGCTAAGGCCTCATCAATGGTGTTGCCTTTATAATTGAAGGTTTTGATAAAGAAATTCATTGTTGTATCTTTATAGTCAGGAAGTTTGGACATCCTATATACAATAGCTGGAAGTCTTTTGTTGGCTGTAATGTATGCTTCAGTCCTTATGGCCATGTCAATGTATTCAGCTTTATCTATCTGAAGGCCGTTTTTTAATGTCACGTAGTTTGGAAGGAAATCCAATGACTTATTGTCTTTAATCACCGCCATTGTATACATTGCCACTAGCTTATTGTTTCCTAGTTTCTTTGCTTTCTTTTCAACATCTGCACAACTACCTTTCAGTTTTAGTATTTGGTAGTAGTCACGTTTCTTATATTTCTTTTTGTTCTGGATGAGCCAGTAACATATTGAGTTCATGCCCTGGCAGAATCGAGTCCAGCTTATACTATTACTTGACATATTATATTATTTATATATCATAGTATTATTAATTTTATATAGTGTAACTAATTTTTGTAATACAATATTTTATTACTTCAATTGTTAGTTTTTGTATTAGTTAGTCTATATGTCATGACATTTTTTGGTGTTGCAATTCCAGTTGCAACTATTGCAATTTTGTTGCAACTTTATTGCAACTCAGTTGCAACTCCTGAAATTTTCACCCTGAAAACCAGAATCAGAGTTGCAATTAATTGCAATTTTTAATTATTAGTTTGTTCAATATTTTATTAAAAAAGTTATTGATAACTGAACAAATGTAATTTTAAGAATGTTAAATTTAACGTCAATGAGAAATTGCAATTTAGTTGCAATTTTCCCCCTAAGAATTGCAATTTTATTGCAATTAATTGCAATTCCAAAAATCGAAAAACCCCGCATATCC